ATTTTACTATTCTCTCCTCGAGATTTTTAAAGTTTATCATTACGGTATTAAATCCGGAAAGGTTTCCTTTACTAATTTATAAGTTAATCCTCGATATTTCAACTTTTTGTCTTTGACTTGGAGAACCACTTGGGCCTCCTTTGGATGTAATTCTTCCAAAAGTTGTACAAATAATTGCTCTCTCCTTAAAGGTTTTAATCCATTATGTCCACCTTCAACAAAGAGGTAGAACTTTCTAATATTTGGATAAAGATAAGTGGGATTATACTCTTCTGGAGATCCTACCGTTTTAAACGGTGGGGCCCCCTCAGGGAGCAAGAATTTGATGTCGGGATGAAATGCATATTTTAACAATTCCTTTAATGGGTTGGATTCATGTTCCAACAAAATCTTCTTACGTTCTGTAACAGATTTTGCTTTTGCGATATCCTCAAATATTATTGGTATACTAAGTGCCATAAATTAAAACTCCGATATGTTTTCTGTTAAGTTCTTTAATCTATGTTCCACAAAATAAGTAAGTAATCGCTTTCTGTCTCCAACTTGTGTTTTATTAAATTGTTCAGTTATATTTATACAAATTGACTCGGGTATTTCACCCAGATCAACTAACTGTTTGTTTCTATTTAGATTACGTAACATTTCATTATCGCAGAACATCTCTGGATCAAGGTCAATCCATGCTTCAATTTTCTTTTTTGTTATAGGTCTTTGTCGTCTACCATCATCTATAAATACGTTGTCATCAGACAAAATATTAGGAACACCATCACTAACATCACCTTTTATGGTCTTCTCATGTAATGACCATTTAGGATCACCTTCTACAAATTTTTTCTGTATAGGAGAATATTGTCTAACATTAAATCCTTGTAACTGTATAAAGTCTTTATCACTTGATAGTATCAAAGTTCTTTCGTGTGCTAACCTTGTTAGAACAGCAATGATATCATCCGCCTCTGCGCCCTCGACCTGTAAGACCTTATACGGAAACCATTCTATTAATTCAGACTTCAATAAATTAAGACTGTCATATAAATCCTGCCAATCAATGTCAGAACCTGTAGCTTTCGCTTTTCTTCTTGACGCCTTATAATTCGGGAAAATATCTTTCCGCCATGATTTAGGTGAATCACAACATAATATCAATTCACCATATTCTTTTGTAAATTTATTTCTGTATAATCTTAAGGTATTTAATACGTGTGGCCTCAATGCTTTCATACTTGCATCACCATATTTCGATGATGTCATATAAGTACCAATAAAGATTTGAGAAAAGTCAACTAGTAGTGCCATCTTTCTTTTTATTTTCATCAATTATTTGCTGAACCTCAATAGGTGATCTAACCGCATGTAGGAACTGCTGCCATTGTCCTGATCTTAGACTCCAATTATAAAACATATCAAAATAACTTTTTTGAATTCTTAATAGATTCTGTATATCATCATCCCAATAATGTTCTATAGCACGACCTAAAATGTGTCCATGTACTTGTGCGTGTTTATCTGGATCTTGTTCATACCCATACATCCAAGGAAAGTTTGCTCCTGTTTCCGGTAATGCTCCAAGATTAGGTACTACAGCTAAACAACCTGCACTACACGCTTCAATCAATGTAATACAACTTGTCTCTTCGTAAACACTAGGATAAGCCATGATATGCATATTAGGTAACATTTCACGAATTGTATTATTATCAACAGTACCATAATAATTAACTCCCTCGGTTTCCTTTGCACGTTTATATATGTGCCTGAATTGTTCATCCATGTGAGGTCTGTCATATATCTTAAAACTAGAATAGATATGTAATTCAGCATTTAGTCCGTCCTTAAGTGTGTTTCTCATAAAATCCCAAGCGTTCAATAATACTTCAAGGCCGCGATGAGGTGTCGAAAAATAACACACATTTATCTTATCACCATCTTTCGGTTTTTCATGAACAGGAATAGGAGTAATTGCATTTTGTATTACAACACCTTTATCATAAGGTAAACCAAGATATGCATTAAATTGATATTGCTGCCAATGGCTAACAAAAACAATTCTCTCAAATCTTTTTAAACTTTCCTTATCTTTTAGATGTTGTACTTCAGGGTCTCCTGCAAGGTCATGTATCCAAAGAATTCTTTTTTTCCCTTCTTCTAAATCTCTAACTCTTGTACTAATAATCTGAAAATCATCTAATAGGCCGGGTTCAACCCGTTCTACTTCATCATAAAGCCATCCGCGCATAAGTTCAGTACCACCTATTGCCTTTTTGGATATAGGGGCTAAGTCTTGTTTCTTTTCATCAAAGTCTATCTTAAATTCCACATCATCTTCCGGATTCTCTATTGATACATCAGACATATCGCCTACTCCGGTAACTTTAGTTTTATCTTCTACGTTTACTGCTTTAACCATAAATTTTTCCTATTATAAAAAAACACCACAAAGCACAACCACGGCGAACTTTAGATCATGCTCTATGATGTTATATTAATACTTATTAAGTATATTATACTACATTTTTTTCAAATGTCAAGTCACTTCAAAAACTTCCCTAAATCACCTGTAAATTGCTTATCAGTTAAAGATTGTGGCCCTTCAAAATTCGGACTAGGTTTATGTTTCTTCTTACCAAAGATAGCTTCTGGTTTATGATACAACCATGTACCTTCTTTGACAAGTATTTCTAGTTGAGCATAACATTCATCTGAACATACAACAACAGAATCCGACTCATTGTTCCACCAATGACCGACATCATGCTTTGGCATAATTTGTGATTTATAACAATATGAACAAATCATAAGTTTGCTGTAAATTGTTTATCTGTAATTGCTATTGTAGGATCCACAGGTACATAATCAACTTCAATCATATCTTGCTTCCATACCATATTAATATCTGGATAAAATACACCTGCTGAACGTTTAGGGGTTCCATCAGGATGATAAGCCATTGCTACACAAGTAGGAACTACCTTATGTTCTTCATTTGCACCGGAAAATATTCCGATCCAATCTCCGGTTCTCAAGTAATGTTCCATGTAACGAATATATGCTTTTTTAGAATCGGCTAGATTTGCCGCGTGTTGTTTCGCTTGTGGTGCAAGGTTACGACCTCTTGCTTGAGAATTAAGTGCATTGACTTGGAGTTTATTTTCTTTAATCCATACCTTAATATTTTTAAAAGAATATTTGTCATCATCAGGTAAATTAAGAACTGATTTTGCTACGTTCTTATATTCGGCTGGTTTTTTCTTTGCTCGCATTTCTGCAAGGCGTTGTCGCAACTTCTCTTTATGTTCTTCTGAGAGTTTACGTGTCTTTTTAATCTTAAGTGGTTTTCTTTCAATTACTGTTTTTTTCTTCGCCATAATATTTCTCTATAATAAAGTGAGATGTGAAAAAACCATATGTTTGTCCTTGTACTTCGCCACCTAGAATCTTGAGCCTGCGAACTTCTCACGAATCGTCATCGCCATTCTAGCGTGTGCGATTGAATATCATCCTGAAATGACAGGGACTTAATCGCGACTCGCATACATAACATTCTTACTACAGAGTCATTGAAGGGGAAGTTACCCTATAGCTTTGGCCAACGAACCTCCGCCATACCTCTGACCTAACCTACCACCAACTCAGAATGTTTAGGTTTTTTCACATTATTAAAAGAGTCTCATAATATATGCATTCCATAAATCAAAAAATGAAATATAAGAATACACTATAGAAAATGAAACCCATAATCGTATATCTGTTAATCTTAATACCATATTATCCAATTCCTGTCCAACGAACTTCATTAACTCCACGTCCGTCAAGAACATTTCCTCTGGCAAAGTTCCTTGCTGGTGCTGCCCATCCGGCAGCTTTCAACATATCACCTTCACGAAATTTCTTGTCTCCATCTTTACAGATAAACCCACAAACTGATCTTGAACCACGTTTGTCTGAAATAATTTTCCAGTAACGATTACCTTCGGTGACTTCAAGTCCCTCACAGTAATCTCTTTCCATTTCCTTTTTAACATCGGAATAACCCTCGTATGAGTCATGTCGTGCACACCTATTAGACCAACGTTTATAATCTTCTCTCATTGCTTCTAAAACTTTTTCAATTTCATTTCTCATAATATATCTCATTTGTAGGTTAATTAAAGTGAAAAATTCGAGCGGTATTCACCTCAATCTTCTCTCATCTTTCACTACCATTATATCAAGAATCCGTGGAAATGTCAAGTGTTTATTCATACTCTATCCATTTTCATAAGGTAACCTTCAAGTGCAGAAAAATCCTCTTGGATAGAACTACTCCATGCAGAAGAATCCTCACCTTCAGTCACATCAATAAATTCCCAATAAGAATCTTCTAGTTCTTGTAAGGAACGGTTTAAACTTAAATCAATTTTTTCTTTCATAATATTCTTTCATTCTAAATTTGTTGGCTCAACATGTTCACCGCTCATACACAGAACAAGCAGTAGGAGCTGAGCCGTTCCCATTCTTAAGGGATACATGATCGTTAAAAAAGTGAAGTGTACATCCCTGTATGAGCAGTGAATGTTCCTTTCATCAAATCGTTAAACACATTGTTATATTCTGTAACGGATTTCTTTTCACCCATTTTAGTGAGTTTACAAAATTCCATATCATACAAATCCATTGAATTCAATGTGATTTTCAAATAGTTTGAATTAGAAGAATTTCTTCCAAGTCTCATTGAAAGTGAATCTTCTGTCGCGCCAAGATTCTTGGCTCCAGTCATCATACGGAATTGGTTTCCGCCTAGTTGTTCTAAAATCGTTTCTGCTACTTTCAAATTACTCATATTACCCTCACACTATTTTTCATTAATTCTTCTAAACTACTTTCATATACGAAAAAGTGTTTATCAATTTTAACACAAATATCACCAACATTAGTCATTCTTAACATTTCCAAATGTGATATTAATCGTTTGGATTCTTTCATTCCCCAAACTCTCGCCTCTTCAAGTGACTCAAAGATTTCTGAAGAAAGGAATTTTCCCTTCTTGAACAATCTTGCCACAAAGTATGTTTCGTTATTTTCCATTTTCAATCTCATCAAAGGTTAATCTTCTCTCATCTTTCACTACCATTATATCAAAACTACGCCAAAAAGTCAAGTGTTTATTCAAACTTTTTTTAGAATCTCATAGAAGGTGGAGCAGATAATACCACATCCATACCCTCAGTAGTTGCTGTGAAATCATGTCCTAGTTCCTTGAGTTCTTCCACCAGTTTCCATTTACGATCTCTACAAAGTTCTACTGCGGTCTCCATAGCCGCTAGATTAGCAGCGTTTTCTTTGAGTTCTTCCAACCGACTTTCGATCAACATTCCTTCAACTCGTTCTCTCTCTGTCATATTTTCCATTTTATACCATTTCAATAGAATGTGCAATAGGTTCAACCTCATCTGAAAACAGACACAACTGACCGGAAGTACGAACTTCAACCCACTCGCCTGTATGGTCTTTGAAGGTTCTCATACCCCACTTCATCAAGTGTTCAATTCCAGCTTCAACTTCTTCAAC